TCGGCCGACGAGGGGCCGCGCAGAACTCCGGCGACTCCGGGGCCGCGCAGAACTCCGGCAACTACGGGGCCGCGCAGAACTCCGGCAACTACGGGGCCGCGCAGAACTCCGGCCGACGAGGGACCGCGCAGAACTCCGGCGACTACGGTACGGCTTGCGCAACCGGAAGACTGAGTACCGCCGCCACAACAGGCGCTAATAGCCACATCGAATGTGGCCCCGGCGGCATCTGCGCCGTCGTCGCCGAGCGCGTGACGTGGAAGGTGGATGTCGATGCTGTGCTGATTCAGCGGTGGGCTGACGGCGGCACGTATCACATGGCCGTGCTCATTCCCCGCAAACTCAGGGCGCGCACTAACGACGTGCTCGTAATCACAAAGGGCAAGGTGATCGAGCACAGGAGGACCTCAACATGAACACGCGTGAGGCTATCCAACAGGCCCGCTCAATCATCGCACCGAGCATGAGGCATCTGACGACAGAGAGGCAGCACTGGTTTGAGGATGCAGACGGCGGAACAGATGGCGACGTGTTTTGTGAACGATGCGCGGCAATCGTGGAACGGCAGAGACGTCGCACGCGAGACGAATACCGCGAACTTCGGTGTAGCTCATCCTGCGGCGAGGATCGCGTACTGTTTTGTGGTCGGTGTGGGCACGTACTGGAATCCTCACTTACCGATCACGGCGTTGACTCGGAACTCGATGGCTGGGAGAGCCTTGATGACAGGGCACTTCGGGGCGATGTGTCCAAAGCGGCGAGTTGTTACGCGCTATCGTTGGTTCTGGACACATACGACGAGCGTTTGGACATCGATCGCGACTGGGTCAAACCATCGGGCGTGATGCTCGCCGCAGAGCGCCTGCTGTCCGACCAACTGCAACTGACCAAGACGCAACGATATGACGTTCCTCGCGCGCTGCGCGAACTGGCCGACTCATGCATCCGACAATACCGCATCCGGAAACTGGCTACGCGCGTCGTCGCCGTGAATCACGTAAAGCGGCGGCGCGCTGCGCTGCGTCGAGTACGAGCGCCAAGAAAACGGCCGCGACAAGGTGAAGCACCGCCACACGATCACGCACGAGGAAATCCGCGCGCATAAGCCGGGAACGAAGAAGGGAACACAACCATGAGGACCATCACGCTCTGGCAGCCGTGGGCGTCGCTGATAGATCCCACTTGGAAAGTTATTGAGACGCGCGGGCACGACCACTTCGCGCATCTCAAGGGATACCGCGTTGCGTTTCATGCCGGCCAACAGTTTGACCTGGATGCACAGGAGGAGGTATGCGCGGCCTTGGGAATACCGCCCAAGAGAATGATGGAAATGTTGTTGGGCAATCCCGACATCGAGATTCTCCCCGGACTGACGTTGCGACGACTCGCACAACCGAAGGCGTGGCCACGACAGTGCATCCTCACAACGGCCACGGTGGAGGACACCCGATGGCTCACGGAGGCAGATACTCGTAATGCCCTGTGCAGGACGGACGCTTCACGGTTCGGATTGGTGCTGACCGATATCAGGCGACTCGATAGGCCAGTGTTGTGCGCCGGCCATCAAGGAGTATGGGACTGGAAGGATGGACGATGAGGGAAATCACCCTGCGCCCGATCTCCAAAGGCGGCGCCGTCATCAGGCAGGTCTATCGCTTCGCGTGGAAGAACAACCGCCGGCGCGCGGAACTCTTCGGGCGAGCCTGCGTTATCGAGACCGTGGGCAAGAGGATGAACACCGTCTGCATCCGAATGCTCGACACCAAGGAAACCGTCACCTGCTCACGCAGAGCTTTGAGAAAGTGGTAATCATGCAACCCTCCATCCCCCCCGACCGTCTCGCCAAGGGCCGCTACTGGGGCCGGGCGTGGTCCCTGGTCGAAGGCTGCACGCACTGCTCGCCCGGTTGCGACCGATGTTGGTCCGCTGCGGCGACGCACATGCGCCGGAAGAACCCGAATCCGATCATCCGCGCGAGAATGGACGGACTCACGAACGTCACCGGCGCGTTCAACGGCACGATCAGACTCCGCAAGGACAACCTCGATCTGCCGTGCCGCACCCGGAAGCCGACCGTGTTCGCGGTCTGGAACGACCTCTTTCACGAGGCCGTGCCGGAGGAGTTCCAGCGCGAAGCCTTCGCGGCCATGCAGGCATCGTCCTGGCGGCACATCTTCCTGGTCCTGACGAAGCGCCCGCACATCATGGCGGCGCGGGTCCGCAGCAATCCGAACTGGCTCCGCGTGGCCGATCACATCTGGTGGGGCTGCACGGTGTGCAACCAGGCGGAGGTCGATGTCAAGTTGCCGCACCTGACGACGATCCCGGGGAACCTCTGGGTGTCCTATGAGCCGGCCTTGGGCGCCGTGAACTTCGCGCCGTGGCTCACGAGCGACGACCCCATGCGCCACGCCCTCGGTTGGATCGTCTGCGGCGGGGAAACGGGACGCAGCGCAAGGATGATGTCCAATAGGTGGGCTGCTGACATGGAGCAACAGTGCGATGAGTACGACGTGCCGTTCTTTATGAAGCAGTGGGGCACCGCGCGCGACCACATCCAAAAATGGCTCATCCACCCTTCGTTGCGCCAACTCCCTTGGGAGGTCGCTCATGCCTGAACACGCTAATGGATTTTGCGTTGCGTGCGGTCGAAGGCTCGCCGACAAGCGCCTCCACGTTCAGGGGTTGTTCGGCACAACGAAGCACGAATGCCCAAGCGCTAAACAGTCCGCCGCAACACGGCTGGAAGAGCCTATTGTACGCAATCCACCGTTGTCTACCCGTCTGCGCGATGGGTTCGAGTCGCTTGCAGACGATGAGTATCCCGATAGAGAAGGAAACGAAGATGCCTGAACACGCCAACATCGCCGCCACGCGCAACCGGATCACCCCGGACAAACTCCGCGAGATCATGGCGGAGTGCAACACCCACAACCTGCGGACCTTCCTGACCGCGTTCGGCGAGGCCGGTCTGACCGCAGGCCACACGCTGCGAGTGGCGGAATACGAGTTGACGTTGCTGGCCGTCGAGGGTTGCATCCAGCGTCACGACCTCCTGGTCCCCGCCGCGGCGAAGGGGTGCGACCAGTGACCCCCTACACCCTCCTGATTCTCGCGCAGACCCTCCTCTACGTCGGCATCGGCGTGGCCGCGCTCTGCGACCCCGCCGTCCCGGCCCGCAACGCCCTCATTTCCTTCCTCTTTGCCGCGACCACCCTGGCCATCTTCTGGAGGCAGCCATGACATCCGCCGAAAAGCTCGCCGCGCTCCGGGCGCCGCGACCGAGTTCCGATCTCGAATGGCTTGTCGTCGCGACGAACAAGGAGAAGACCAAGGGGCTGGCCGTCCCCTATCTGCCCGCCGCCGTCATTCACGGGATTCTCGACAGCGTTCTCGGCGCGGAGAACTGGCGCAACGAGTACGTGCCGTGGGCGGACACGGGCGCGGTCTGCATGCTATCACTGCGCCTCGACGGCGAATGGATTACCAAGAGCGACGGCGCGCCTTTCCCCGAGACGGAGCCGGTCAAGGGCGTCTTTTCGAACGCCTTCAAGCGCGCCGCTGGCGTCTGGGGCGTCGGGCGCTATCTCCATGCCTTCCCCGGCACTTGGGTGCCCGTGGAGCCTGTCGGGAAGTCCGTCCGCATGAAGGAGAATCCCATCCTGCCCGACGAACTCCTTCCCCACGACGAGCGCGGCACCCGCCGCCCGTCGCGCGGCCAGGGTTCCGCCGCCGCCGGCGACGGACCGGAGCGCCCCGCCCCCACGCCGCCGGCCAACCCGTCGACACCGCCCCGCCGCACCGATCCGCCCGCGCCGGGAGGAAAGGCGCTCATCAGTCCCCACCAACTGCGGACCATCCCCGAACTCGCCAAGACCGCCGGAGTCGCCGACGCAGACCTGGCCGCGCGCATCCGCGCCTTCGGCGTCGACCGGCTGGACGACATGACCGCCAAAGATGCGGCCACAGTTTACATGGAACTCAACACCGCCGCACAGGCCGCCAAGAAGAAAGGGAAGTGACCGTGGCCAACTACAACCGCGTCATCCTGGCCGGCCATCTCACGCGCGACCCCGAGCTGCGGTACACGCCCTCCGGCGCGGCCGTCTGCCAGTTCGACCTGGCCGTCAACCGCAAGTGGCGCGCCCGCGAGCAGAACGAGGAGCGCGAGGAGGTGCTCTTCATCGAGTGCGTCTGCTTCGCGCGCACGGCGGAGGCGGTCTCGGAGCATCTCCACAAGGGCAGCGCGTGCCTGGTCGAAGGCTTCCTTCGGTTGGAGAAGTGGACGGGCAAGGACAAGATCGAACGGTCGAAAATCCGCGCCGTCGCCGAAAGCATCCAGTTCCTTGACGGCAAAGACAGAGATCGGCAGGGCTGATAGCACGTGGGCCACCGCAGCGCACATCCCGACGTCATCCGCCGCGTGGAGTCGTACCTCCGCGCGCTGCAAGGCCCGGAGGCCGCGCGGACGTGCGCGAAGGTGGCGGAGGACTGCGCGACGACGGAACGTATCGTGATGATCGCCGTGGCCGAACTGCGCGACGTGCCGCTGCCCATCGGGAGCAACGAGCGCGGCTACTACTGGGCCGTCGAGGCCCGCGAGGTCCGCACCTGCGCGAACGCGCTCATCCGCCGCGCCATCGGGCAGCTTCGCCGGGGCCGCCAACTCCGCCGCGCGGCCTATGACCTGGACGGACAGACGCACATCGTGGCCGATGCCGTACCCGTGTACGTGGAGAAGAACGGACAAAGCGTCCTTTGGAGACGACCATGAACAAGAAGAGGATACGATGAGTTGGATTCAGACCTATACGGGAAAGGCGTTCTATCCCATGTCGCCGCGCCCCGAGCAAGTTGACATCCGGGACATCGCACACCATCTGGCCGCCACGAACCGCTTCAACGGCGCCCTTCGCAGGCCGATCTCTGTCGCCCAACACTCCGTGATGGTCGCGCGCCACCTTTCCACCGAGGACGCCATCCACGGCCTGTTGCACGACGCGCACGAGGCGTACATGCCGGATTTCGCCAGGCCGCTCAAGCACATCTGGCACGCGCATTTCCAGCAGTACCCACCGTTTATCGTAACGGTGAACACTGTTGAAGTCCGAATTCTGAGATGCATCTACGACGCACTCCATCTGCACTATCCAGGTCTACACGCGCAGAATCGAATTCACATTGAGGACGCGCGCTGTCTGATGACCGAGAAACGTGACTTGATGTCGAAGGAACCGATGCCGTGGAGCGTCTGTGCAGACCCGTGGCCAGAGAGGATGTGTTCGTGGCCGTACCGGCGCGCCGAGAAGGAGTTCCTGCACGTCTACAAGCACTTGAAAGGGACTGCCCGATGAGACCCTTCCGCCGAACCCACAAGTCCGAGATCGAGGCCATCCGCATCGCGCTCGGCGGCGCCGGGGCCGTCGTGAACGTGCTCCATCAGTCCGGACGGCTGCACGGCACGGCGGGAATGCCCGACCTCTACATTCAAGTGCCGCCCAAGCGCACAACCCTCTGCGGTTGCGACGGCTTCGCCTTCTGGGTCGAAGTCAAGGTGGGCCGGGACAAGCTCCGCCGCGAGCAAGTCGCATTCGCCATCATGGAATCCTCCTTCCCGCCGCCCCACCGAGAGGTCGTCATCGGCGGCTTGAAGGAGACCGTCGACTACTACAACGCCAAGCGCCCGAATCACCCGATCAGGATCACCGGATAGGAGACGCGCCGCCATGACCCCGTTCTGGCAATCCCCCGATGGCGCGGTGACGATCTACTGCGGCGACGCGCGCGACGTGCTGCCGCAACTGCCGGAGGCGTCCGTCCACATGGCCGTGACGAGTCCGCCGTACTTCGGCCTGCGGACCTACGCCGACAAGCGCGCGCTCGGCAACGAGCCGACGCCGGCGGAGTACCTGGCGCGGCAGGTCGAGGTCTTCGCCGCCGTGCGGCACGTCCTGCGGCCCGATGGAACGCTGTGGGTGAACATGGGGGATACTTACTGCAACGCGAAAGGCACGGCCCATAATCCCGGCGGGAGAGTAGGGACAGGAGCATGTTTCCACTCCGATCACAAAGACGCTGGCGCGATTCCATTGCGCCGCCCGAACGTCAGCGAGGCCCGGGAGTGGGGGATGCAGTCGCAGAGCGCGATGGGGATGCCGTGGCGGCTCGCCTTCGCGCTCGGCGACGCGGGCTGGCGGTTGCGCTCCGAAAACATCTGGCACAAGCCCGCGCCGATGCCGTCGAGCGTGAACGGCACGAGTTGGCGACGGTGCCGCGTGAAGGTGAAACCTGGCAACAGGCCGCGGCAGCACATGGACTACTCCGAAGGGCGCGAACATGCGGTTGCTGTTGACCATCAGCCTACCGCCCAGTGGTCCGACTGCCCAGGCTGCCCGAAGTGCGCGGCGACGGGCGGATACGTGCTCCGGCGCGGAAGCGGACGCACGACGGTCGCGCACGAGCCGGTCTTCATGTTCGACCGGGGCGAGGCGTGCGGGTACTTCTACGATACCGAGTCCGCGCGGGAGGGCAAGGCCGAAAGCAGCATCAACGACCGGCGCAACAACGCGAACGGCCACAGGCGCGAACGCGGCTATACCGGCGCGGCCTCGAACGGTGGAACGCTCCTGGGCGGCAACTCCGGCGGCCGCAATATGCGCTCGGTCTGGACACTCTCGCCGGAGCCGTCGAACTACGAGTTCTGCGGCGCGTGCGGCGTCCTGTACGTCGGCGGCGAGCGCAAGAGCATCCGCCGCTCCGGCACGAAGTCCACGTGCCCGAACTGCGGGCGCACGGACGGCTGGATCGCCCACTTTGCCGCCTACCCGCGCGCGCTCCCGGAACGCTGCATCCGCGCCGGCACGGCCCGCACCTGCTGCTCGACCTGCGCCGCGCCCCACGCGCCGGTGGTAGACGTGCGAGGTGGCACAATCGGGAGGTCATGGCACGACCACGATGACGACGCGGCAACTGGCAATCATATGGCGCGCACCGGGCATGGCTACACGCGCACCGTCTCGCAGTATTGGGCCACCTGCGACTGCAAGGGGGCCACGATCGATACGTCCGTCGTCCTCGACCCCTACGGCGGGACCGGCCAGACCGCCCTGGCCGCGCTGGCGCTCGGCCGCCGCTGCGTCCTGGTCGAGTTGTCCGATGACTACTGCAAACTCGCCCGCGCGCGCATCGAACGGGTGCTGAAGATCGACAAGCCGACGGCACCGGCCAATTCCTCCGCTCTTGGGCCGCTGTTTGCGAAGGAAACCGCATGACCCGCTGCGGCGACTGCCACTGGCTCGACGGCGCGCAATACCTGCTGATTCCCATGAGCGGGTATCGGCTGGCGGATGCCGACCGGAAAGCCTGCCCCGACTTCCATCCGATCAACGGAGGCGCGGCTCCGCCCCGGGCCACGCCGCGCCAACTCGCCCAACGCCGGCGCCGCAACGTGATGTGGTTCAAGTTGGCCCAGGACATGCGCGCCGCCGCGCGAAAACGCCGCATGAACACGAAGGGAGAACGCGCGTGAAGGTCTACTACATCGTCAACTGGCCGTGGTATGAGGAAGGCGCGCGCATGCCCAGACATCCGCGATGGGTCAAGGGCAAGGCGTGCTTCACCGGCCGCGAGTACCGCCAGATCGCCCGACACCGCGACGGCTTCCTCATGTGGACGGCCTGGGATCTCTGCCGCTCCATCGCGGTCTTGAGCCCCTACCGCGGACTCCTGCTCAACGACGAGGCCACTCCCACCCCCATGACCTTCCTCGATATGGCCGACGCCACGGAATGGCCGCTGCGCACCTTCGAGCGCGGCATTCCAGCCCTCCTCGCGACCGTTTCCTGGCTCGGCGAGCACGAAAGTGACGGCGACTGGGCCGCTGTATCGAAAGTGTTATGGGGTGAGGTCTTCGCCCATCCCTCCGTTTTGGTCAGACCCTCCACCCCAAACCCCAATGAATTACCCCTGTTTCGCGCGTCGCTTGCAGCAGCGCCGCAGCAGAGCGGTTGCAGCGCCGCCGCAGCGTTGCTGCTTAAAGGAGAGGGGATTAAAGGGGAGGGGAGGGAGAGGAGCGGCACAACAACTCCCCCCTCTCCCCCTTCGGCTTCGCCTGAAACGGCAAACAACGGCACAGAGTCCGCGCCAGAGGCGTCCGGACCGAAAGCTGGCGCTGGACAGCGACCCCAGCCGCCCGCGCCCGCCACGCCCGCTGCGCCGTCATCCGCACAACCGTCCGCCACTGCGCCGCGGTCACCGTCCCTCATCTACCCCGCCGACGCCACCCCGACCGAGATTCTCTGCGCCGAAGCCACCGGATGGGGCGTTTCGCCGTGGGAACCCGTCCGCAGCGGCGTCGCGCAACTTCTGCAACTCTCCAATACCTGCCGCACCTGGACCCCGCAGGACTTCACCCACGCCGGCCTGCCAGGCGTCACGGACGTCGACGGCTACGTCAGCGCCTTCCTCCGCGACAAGGCCACCCCGGACACCCCTCCGAACAACGGCAAACTCAAGGCATCCTTCCGCCACTGGCACTTCCAGCGCATCCAGCAGCGCACCAAAGCGCTGGAACCGCCGAAGCCGCCGGAGCGGCCACCCGACGACGGGCAGCGCGTATCGATGACCGAAATGCTCGGAGCGCGTCTGCGCTGGCGCGAGAAGTGCCGCGCCGCCGGCGTCAATCCCGACGCTCCCGACGCCGAACAGAAAGTGCCGTTCGAAAAGTTGATGGCAGCAGTGGAGGTCCCAAACAGTGGCGGCGCACATGGGCCAGCCCGCAGATCGTCGGAGCCAAGATGAGAAAGGAACCCAATGATGGACTCATTGAAAAGAGCAGAGAAGGCACTCGCACGGCTGATTGACGCCGCCGAAGACTTCTCCAAGACTGTACGTCCGTTCCGGCGCGCGCGTCAGGCGGGAGCGCGGTGTCTTCGCGACAAAGCAAAGGGCGCAAGCGGATTGGATACCGTAGACCGCGAAACAATGCTGCGTTCCCTGCACGCATTGTGGCAGATCACCGGAAGCCACGTTCGTGTCTTGTGGAAGTTCGTCATGGAGACATGCGGCGTGGATAAGACAACCGCCGTGGCGATCTGTACGGAACTCCAATGGAATCCCTATATGGGAGTCTTTGATGAACTTCCACCGCGAGCATCCGCATCCACCGACCAACCGCGCAAACCCGTTCCCGGCGTCCGCGTCTTTCAGTGCGACGAATGCCAGCGCTTCTACGCCGAACCCACGCGCGACTGTCTATCCCCGAGCGCCGAAGACTGTCCGTTCTGCCACACGATGAACCCTCCCATCGACGTCTGCGCCCACCCCGAGTGGCCCGTCGACCGCGCCGGAAACCTCGTCAAGACCCTACCGGGAAACTCGCTGTGAATGATATCACTCTCTACACCGAAGACGAGGCGGCGGCGCTGATGAAGTTGCGAGACCGCGCGGCCGTCCGCAGACTGCGGCGCCGGGGTGACCTCGGGTGCGTCCGCCTGTCCCCGAAGTGCATCCGCATCAGCGCGGCCCAGATCGCGGAGTTCATCGACCGCGCGACGGTCCAGCCAGCCCCCTTGACCATTCGCGGAATGAGAGGTACTCTTACCGGCGGTAACACGCGCCCGCGCCGCGAAAGGAGGTTGGGATGAAATGGCGAAGGGTGTGGATCGTCACAAGACGCAGAGCAGGCAAATCGACGCACCACGTCTGTTGGTACGATGACTCCGGGCGTCAGCGTTCACGCTCTGTCGGAACAAGTCTGGCGCGCGCGAACGACATCCGGCGCCGCATGGAGACGGACCTGAACGCCGGCAACCTGCGGGAGCCGACTGCTATCATGCTCTCGGAGTTCATCACGGAGCATCTGGACATCGCCGCCACACAGGTGCGGCCGTCCACCGTTCGCGATCACAAGATCACGCTCCATCAGTTCCTGAATCACGTCAAGGACCGCCGCATGGATACGCTCACCATGGCGAAGGTGGAAGCCTTTCTCGGACGCAGGAGGTCGGAAGGCGTGTCCGAGGCCACGGCCAACAAGCTGTTGCGGACTCTGAAGAGCATCTTTGCCCGAGCAATGGCGAGAGGCTACCTGGCGTCCAATCCATGCGCCGGCGTCAGGAAACTGCGCGAGCCGGAACGGACGTACCGCATACTCACCGCCGATGAAGTCAAATCGCTTGTGGACGCCTGCCGGGTACTACGATGGAGAGTGCTCATCTACCTGGCTGTCACCACGGGAATGCGAATCGGCGAACTCGTGAACCTTCGATGGGAGGACGTCGACCTGGACGGCGGCGCCATCACCATTCGCTGCCGCGACGACTTCCGGCCCAAGAGCGGACACAATCGGACCGCTCCACTCTCCAACGAAGCCGTCGCCGGACTGGCGGAACTGCGGGACGCCGGAGAGCACGACGAATGGGTCTTCAGCACGAACGGACAGCGCATGGGAATCGACGTTCACCGCACACTGGCAGCCATTCAGCGCGATGCCGGCCTTGCGGACAACCCCTTCACCTTCCACGACCTGCGGCGGACCTTCCTGTCACATCTGCAAATGGCCGGGGTGTCCTCGGCCGTCGCGCAGAAGTTGGCCGGGCACTCAAGCATCAGCACCACCGAGAAGTTCTACACCCGCATACTTCCCGACGCTCTGCGCGCCGCCCCGGCCCGGCTGCCCTACGTCGAAATCGGAATCACGTCGTTTTCACGTCTCGCCGCTGGAACGGCGGGAAAGGCAAAGACGGCATGATCGTAACCCATGACCATGCCGTCCTTTGCGAGGCGCGCCAGGGAGGAGTCGAACCCCCGACCGGTGGATTTCTAATCCTTTTTGGGCGTCTGGAACCTGTGAGGTCATAAAGCGATGCGAGGGCGCGTGTTACCACTTATACCCTTGCTGCAAGGCTGTTTATAGCATCTTCCGGTCGTGTTCCGCAACGGTCGGTCGCGTTCGGTTGCGTCGTTTCGTGACGTATGGTGTCACGTCGTTTTCACGTCTCGGGGTGAGCGATGCCGCGCAAGGCGAAGACGAAGAAGGACTGGACAACGGTTGTCAAACTGGCAGATCGGTTGGGGATAACGACCCGAACGATACGCCGATACCGAAAGAGTCCGGGCTTCCCGGCAGAGGGCACGGTCGCCGATATCGAGGGATGGATTGCCCGCAGGGATGGGAAGCGCCCCCCGGTCGACGCGACGGGAGACCCTGCCACGGGTGGGGGAGATACGTCAAAAAGTGACGGGAAGCCGTCAGAATATGACCCGACGCTGTCCGCGGCGGAAGTGAGCCGGCGCAAGAAGTGGGCGCTGATGCGCCAGGCGGAGGAGGACGCGAAGGTGACGGAGATGGAGCGCCGCCAGAAGGAAGGGGAGTTGGTCGCGACGGCGGACGTGATGTCGATGTGGACCCGGATAGCGACGGGTTTGAAGAACGACCTCTTGAACATCGGGGCGCAGGCGCGGCAGAAATGTGCTCCGTTGCTCCGGGATCCGGTCGACGCCGGAAAGGTGCAGGACGCCGTGGACGAAGCGGTCCGCCGCGCGCTGGAGAAGGCCATTGAGCACGGGGAGACGGCATGATAGCACCCCACGCCATTGAGGCGCTGAACAACCTGCGGACGATCCGCCAGGCGTTCTGGAATGCGCTGCGCCCTCCGCCGAGCATGACGGTTGACGAGCACGCGGAGCGCACTCTGTACCTGTCCGAACGCACCAGCGCCATTCACGGGCTGATTGACTTCGGCCACACGCCCTACTTGCGCGGCCCGTTGCGGATGTTCTCGGACCCGCGCGTCGTTCACTTGTTCGCGTGCTTCGGGACGCAGACGGGGAAGACGACCTTGGAGATGGCGATCTTCAACTTCATCGTGGACTACTCGCCGGGGCCGCTGATGCTGGTCTACCCGACGCAGCACGTGGCCAAGGAAGTGAGCAAGGACCGCTGGCAACGGCTCTTTGACGACTGCGAAAGTCTTCGGTGCCACAGGACGTCCAAGGCGGATGACTTCCAACTCCTGCAGTACACGCTGGACCGCATGACGGTGCGGTTCGCGTGGAACTCGATGGCGTCCGTCTCGTCGCACCCGGAGCGGTACATCCTGAAGGACGAGACGAAGGACCTGGAGGCGGAGATCAATGCGGCCGTGGACGACCGGGCGAAGAACTTCTTCGGGCGGAAGATCATCGAGGCGAGCAGTCCCTTGCACCCGAAAGATAACATGTGGACGGGGTTGGGGCTGGCGCGCGATCACGCGGAAGAGGACAAGTACCAGACGGCGGACAAGGGCGCGGCGCCGGGCCTGCGGCTGCCCGTGCGGCGCTGGAAGCCCGCGAGCAGCACGTCGGTCCACTTCTTCCACGTGCCGTGCCCGCTGTGCGGACATTGCCAGCCGATGCACCCGGACAGGATTCGGTGGCCGCGCGACTGCGCCATCCGCGACATCACGTGGAAGGCGACGTACCTCTGCGAGAAGTGCGACAAGGAGATACCGCAACACGCGTAGCGCGCGATGGTGGAGGCCGGCGAATGGGTGAGTCCCAACCCCGGCGGGGTCGCCATCGGCTTTCATCTGTCGTCGCTCTACTCGCTGTTGGGGGAGTCCTGCACGTGGGGCGAGATCGCGGCCCGGTACATCCGGGTCCACAAGTACACGGAGCCGTACAAGGCGTTCGTGAACGGGTACCTGGCGTGGCCGTGGGAAGAGGAGGAGTACGGGCGCGATTCGGTGTCCGTGGCCGTGCTGAAGGAGATGGCGCAGCGGCAGGGGGGATACCGGCGGAACACGCTCCCGGATGGGGCCCTGATCGTGACGGCGGGCTTTGATGTGCGGAAGACGGAGATTCACTACGTGGTGTGGGGGTGGGGCGGGGCATCGGCGGCGGAGCGCGAGGCGTGGTTGATAGCATGGGATATCCACAAGGTGGACATGGAGGCGAACCCCGACGAGGCGATGCGCTGGATTTCGGAACTGCGCCCGCTGCCCTTCGTGGGCGGGGACCGGAAGCTGATGATCGTCGCCGCGGGCATCGACACCGGCTACAAGGCGGAGGATGTCTACGGCTGGTGCCGTCAGTTGCGCTGGCTGTGGCCGATGAAGGGACGCCGGGGCGACATCCGCGTCCCGGAGGGCATGGAGGAATACGTGCTCACGGCGACGCGCGTTGACAAGACGCCGAGCGGGCGCGCGCTGCCGGGCGGAATCGTGCTCCGGTCCGTCAACACGGGACTCATCAAGCGGGAACTCTACGACGCCCTGTCGAGCGGGTCCGCGCGCGTTCCGGTCGACGCCGATCAGATCATCCTCGGTCAGTTGAACTCGGAGAAGATCGTCACGCGACGGAACGCGCGCACGGGCCGGCTTGAAAGCTACTTCGTCCAGAAGCGCAAAGCGGAAGAGGAAGACGCCGAGACCGCGCAGAACCACTTCCTTGACGCGACGATGAACGCGCGCGCCGCCTTGGAGGTGCTCGTAGCCGGACAGAGCATCGAGACGGCCGCGCGACGATGGAACGCTCTGGTAGGGGGGCGCACGGTGACGCTACAGGAACTTGCAGACAAGGCACAATGACATGGCCAGACGAAAGACCGCCGCACCCACGCCGCCCGCAGAGCAGGGGGCCGACGACCTCATGCGCGAACTCGCGGAATCGGCGCCGCCGTCCGCCCCGGCGCCGAAACCGCCGCCGCAACCGTCCGCGCCACGAGAGACCCCCAAGCGGTTTGTCACGCTGCAGGAACTCGCGGACGCCGCCGAGAACCCGAACGGCGTGGGCATCCGCTGCCCGAAGTGCTCGGGCCGGCTGTCATCGGTCTACTATGTCCGCAACAAGCCGGACGTCCGGGAGCGGCAGCGAGTCTGCGCGCACTGCGGCCACAAGTACCAGACCGTCGAGGAGCGGCTGTAGGGGGGTGGCGCCGGGGCTTCCGTTCCACGTGAAACCCACAACCCCTTGTGGTGTGTTCCACCGGTGGAACAATCTGCGGTGATCGACTTGACGTGCCAGCAAAGTGCGGGTATTCTCCGCACAGGACGCAAGGGCGCGCAGCGTGGCGGAATGGCCCCCGTCGCGAACGACGCCGGACAGGACGACTGATCGGAGCCGATCCTTCGATCAGTCGTCTTTTGTTTGGCGCTGGACATGGCAACGGACTATCAGGACATCATCGACGCCATCGACGCCGCGATTCTCGTATGGGCCGGGCAGCCCGTCGAGATCGACAATAACGGCAAGAAGACGGTCTACCGGACCCTGAACGACCTCATTCGCGCGCGCCAATACTACGTCCAGTTGCAGGCATCGGCGGCGCTTGGCGGGAACTCCATGCAGTTCGCGCAGATCGAAAACGGAGGGCCGCGCGGATGAGCGCCCGCAACAGGTTCGCCGCTGCATGGAACGCGCTCCGGGGCGCGCAGCCCGCGCTGGAACCGCGCCCCATCGGGGATTTTATCGGCGACCGTCCGGGGCGCGCGTATTTCGACGCCGCCGCGAGCGGACCCACGAACCGCAACCACTGGGGATTGTACGGGTCCCTCGACGCCGACAGCCGCATCATCCCGGACCTGGACACCCTGCGCAAGAACACGGCGGCGGAGTACCACAACAACAGCTACGTCAAGGGCATCGTGGACACGCTGGCGCGCGACGTGTCCGGCACGGGGCCGATGGTGATCGTCAATGACGAGGCGCAGATCGACGCCGGCGACGACGAGGTCGAAACCCCGACGCCTTCCATCGGCGACGGCTACGAGCAGAGGTTCGAGGAGTGGTGCGCCATCGCCGACGCGAGCGGAAAGAAGACGTTCGCGCAGATCATCAACGACATCATCATCCAGATGTGCGTCGACGGGGAATACCTGGGCGTGCTGAAGTCGGTAAGCCCGCGCTCTCGGACGGCCGACTACCCCGTCAAGCTGCGCCTGCTGTCCGTGGCGCCGCAACGGCTGATGACGCCGTGGGGAATGACGGACGGATTCGCCAAGCGCAACGGCCAAAACTACGAGACGTACCTGAACGGCGGCATCGAGTTCGACGGCGACGGGATTCCGCTCTTCTACTACATCCTGAAGCATCATCCGGGGTCCGCCGTCAACTACACCGACCCCAACGCCTACGAGAAGGTCCCGGCTTCCGCGGTGATCTATCTCGGCGTGACGCCCTTCCCCGGACAGTCGCGCTCCTACCCGTGGCTGTCGCCCGCGCTGGAACTCCTCGCCTACCTGCGCCGGTTCACGCTGGCCGTCATCGACGCGGCGGAGAAGGGCGCGGACATGGCGGTCCTGCTGGAAACGTACAGCGAGCAGGCCCTTCCCTACGACATCGCCCCGCTCTCCTCGACCACGCTGAAGCGCGGGTCCGTCACCGTCGCGCCGCCCGGCTACAAGTCGGCGGGGTTCAAGAGCGAACAGCCGCAGACGACCTTCCAGATGTTCCGGGACTGCATCATGGGCGAAGTGCTCCGCTGCATTTCCATGCCCTTCAACATCGGCATCGGGAACAGCGCCGGCTACAACTTCGCCAGCGGGCGGCTGGACCATCAGGTCTACGGGCGGTTCATCGGCGCAATCCAGGAGTGGGGGAGCATTCAACTGGGGGACCGGCTCTTCACCGAATGGCGCCGCGAAGCGGAACTTCTGCCGGGCTATCTGCCGCGCCGGTTCCCGGCGAGCGCGCGCGTGGAGACGACCTACTACTGGGACAGCGCGCGCTACGTGGAAATCCTGAAGGAGCGGCAGGCGCAGGGCATGGCGCTCGGAAACCGCATGACGAGCTACGCGCGCGAGTGCGCCCGGGAAGGCATCGACTACCGGCGGCTCTTCCGCCAGATCGCCCGCGAGAAGCGGCTGATGAAGGCCCTCGACATCCAGACGACGGACATCGAGAAGGCGCTCAACC